GAGGCATTATTCACCTCTCGCAGCCTTGCGCTTATCTTCTTTAATCTTGAAATAAAGGTTTGTCAGGTACGTCAGCAAGCCAAATACCAGACTACCCAGCACACCTATTGCCGCCCACTGTGAGGGCGTGACTTTATCGAGCAACTGTAAAAACCAGTACCCGGCACTACCTGCTGAGGTGCCATAGGCGACACCCGTTGTTAACTTATCCATGGATTTCATAACCCCACCTCGCAGATGCGGGTGCTGTGTAATGGAAATAAAAAGGCCACCTACCTGGCCACCAGATTATTTCCCCACCAGCTCGTTTATCTCTTTCACTGTCTGGTTAAACCGCTCTGACTCAAGCTCAACACCTAAGGCCCGACGCCCCAGCGCCATTGCTGCTTTTATTGTGGAACCGGATCCCATAAAAAAATCAGCAACCAGATCACCAGGTCGACTACTGGCATTGATTATTTGCCGGAGCATATCCGCAGGTTTCTCACACGGATGTTTACCCGGGTAGAACTGAACGGGTTTATGCATCCAGACATCGGTATAAGGCACGGAGACTGATACGGAGAAATAGCGCCGGAGAGATTTAAACTCATCCAGCAATTCAGAATATTTGCGATTCAGTGAATCATAAGATGCCACCAGCTGGTGGTGTGGTTGTTCCAGTTGTTGTTCCTGAAACTTCTCTGCCGCTATACGGGAAAACAGTGCCTGTAACTTCCGATAGTCAGCCTCATTCGGCAACTGCCACTGACTGGCACCAAACCAGTGGGAAACCATATTTTTCTTACCTGTGGCTTCGGCAATTTGTTTTGCCGTTATACCCAGTTCGGCACGAGCATCCCTGAAATACGATATCAGCGGTGCCATTATGTGCTGTTTGAGTTCCCTTTCTTTTGCCGCATAGCAGTCACTTTTGCCGCGATATGGCCCCTGGTAATGTTCAGCAAACAGAACGCGCTCTGTGGCAGGAAAATATGCGCGCAGACTTTCTTTATTACACCCATTCCAACGTCCGGACGGCTTCGCCCAGATGATATGGTTAAGCACGTTGAAACGTTCACGCATCATGATCTCAATATCAGATGCCAGGCGATGCCCACAGAACAGGTAAAGGCTTCCGGCAGGCTTTAACACCCGCCAGAACTGGGCCAGACAGTGGTCCAGCCACTTAAGGTAATCTTCGTCCCCTTTCCACTGATTGTCCCAGCCGTTGGGTTTCACCTTGAAGTACGGCGGATCGGTAACAATCAGGTCAATGGAATCATCAGGCAGGGACTGAATAAAATGCAGGCAATCAGCGTTGATTAAATCAACACTGTTTATTTTTACAGTATTTTTCATGGATCAGTAAGCGTAACTCTGGTAGGCTCACTCTGCTTTTGCGCTAAAGCAGTGGGCCGTGGTTCGCTTGTGACCAGTAAGCATGAGCGAATGGCTGGCAGGTGCTACCAACACCCACCAGCCGCCCATTTTCACAGCAGGAAACCGCCATTACTGGCAGCGTCTGAATTTATTCCCGTACCCGCCGTTATCCTTCGCCAGACCCGCCAGAACTAACTGAGTCAGTATTAACTGGCACCGGGCTTCGCTTACTCCGGTAGTTCTCGTCATCATGCGTGGCGTTACCCACTTGTCAGCAGGTAAGAAATGAAGGACTGCGGCGGCGGTTTCTGTCATATCTTGCTGTTTTAGCATGTCTTTTTCCCTTCTGGTTAACATGACATACCAATAACTCTTGTCTAAAAAGCCAGCAAGATAAAAAGTCAGTATTCACGACCACCAGCGTGTTTACTGTACTGCACCAAGTTTACAGGTACAAAAAAACCGCTCAGCGGCGGGTTTAAGTTGTGTGGCGAAGTAACCACTCTTAACACGATACAATAGTTTTTGCGTACGCGTTAGTGGTTATGTAAACTTTCTCCATATAAAAACAGCAAAGAAGCGGATATTTTGAAATGGCTACACTGGACGCATTCAGTAGAGTAATAACTCATCATACTATTACGATCGATACACAATACCGTACACAGAAAATTGATGATAGCATCAGATCGAACTGTGTTTGCCCGGTACCAACAATGCGTGAACTTGCTTCTAAAATAGTACGTTGTAAAGCAATGATGCACAGTTATGAAAAAGGAGACTTAGTTTTAACTTTGCAAGATGTAATCTTCTTATCAAACAGAGCCGATAAAAAACCCAGCCATCTTGGTCTTTTAATTAATGCTGTAGATAAAAATGGAAGCACTACTGTGTTAAAAAACATTAATACAGATGTTCGTACCGAAATATCACCAAAACATGAGGAAGGTGAAGGTTACGAAGTTTCTTCTCATATGATTATTTCTCTAGACGGAAATATGCGAACCTATGACATGAGTTTTATGCCAATACCAGGAGTTTCCACAGCAAAAATAAATGGTTTCCTGAATAAAGTTCTCTTTAACGTAGCCAAAGATAATGAAGATATCTTTTCATGTAACACTTTAACAAATGAAGTATCAAGTTTAACAAAGAAAAAAATAAAAGTATTATACAAGCCAGTCTTTGATATATCTGGAAAGTTAGATGAAGATTTGTTCAATAAAATAAATAAAGAAGGACTTTCTGATGTCGTTTTGGTAAAGAATGAATACAGAACTATTAATGCGCCAGATGTTAACGCGGCTATTATTCCTAAAGAAAGTACTTTACGCTTAGTACCAAACCATGGCCCCAACAATGTCCTTGGATGGATAAAATCTGTCTCAAACTTCTTTAAAGAAGATAAAAATGGAGGTTATGACTTAATAAAAATAAAATTCAAAGAGCCAGAGACAGGATTCACAAGACAAGTTGACCTTCAAACTTCAAATGTAAGGCTCGATGGGCTGGAAAAAACATTTATCAAAAAGAGTGTAATAAATGGTTTTTCTTCGCGCTTAAAGGATTCTTATGATAGTATTAACATGGAGTTTGTGAATAAGATTATCGAGGTCATGTGAGGCTAATATGATTAGTATATTTTCACATTTATTTAGACCGTTTGGTTACCTTTTCATTAAGGGAATTAGTGGTAAGTGCGCATACGATTTTTATGCACCTGCCGGGCTTGCTGTGATTTCTTTTTTTTACTTTTATTTATTTAAAATACCCACATCAGACCTACTAAAAGATGGCGGCTTTATTAAGTCTATATCTGGATTTGTATCAAATCTGCCAGGTTTTTATATAGCAGCTCTTGCAGCAATAGCCACTTTCAACAGAGAACAAATTGACTACCCTCTGATAGGAACTAATGGCACGCCTTTTATTAAAATTACACGAACAAAAGAAAATGGTAGAATTGTTGACACTCAAGAGAAACTTACCAGAAGATTATTTCTGTGCATGTTATTTTCATTTTTAACTGCCCTCAGCATATGCATAGTGATTTTCAACGCTTTTATCACACCACTAATAAACATACTGAATAATGATATAGCAAACTGGTGCTATATCATTATCTTTTTATTCCTTACATGGCAAATGCTTGTTTCAACATTTTTTGGACTATACTATCTTGGTGATAGGATTCACATTAATTAACTACCATAATGGGGTTTATAGTTATTATTACACCGCTGATAAACCCCATGGCAGTCTGCAATTCCTTCCTAATTGTGCCATCTGAACATCTTCTCTTCTTGGCAATAGTGCGTAATGAGATACCAATAACAAAGTGAGCTATGATCAGCTCATATTCCTCTGGTTTATACTTTCGCAACCGAGCCACACAACCGTCTATCATGATGCCTTCATCATCATCACACTGGAGACGTGACTTTTTACCGTGTGGTAAAAGTCCCTTGAAACCAGCCGCTATCGGCTGCCAGTCCACACCACTATTTTCTGCTGCAGCCCATGCTCCCCAGCGGTCCAATACTTCATACATATCACGCATCAACTTTCTCCACAAAATCAGGCCAGCACGCCAATTGCCAGCGCACGATCGATAAAACGAAATATCAGCTCCAGCTGGGAGCCATACTTCTCTTCAAATGCCACGGTATCCGCATGCAGCTCGTCGTGATGCTTTCTGCACAAAGGCAACACAAAAAGGTCATGCGCTTTTGTTCCCATTCCACCCTGACCGTGACCTATCAGGTGGTGGGGATCATCAGCGGGCTTTCCACAACATGCACACGGCTGTGTCTTAACCCAGCGCGTGTACTTTTCATTAACCCAGCGGCGACGTTTTGGGCGTAACATAAAAGACTCCGGCGACTCCGGATCCACTTTCAGCGCCAGCACCTTTTTCGCTTTATCCTGGATGATACTGGTGGCAGGAACCGAAGGCACAAGGTCACTTTCCCGGGTGACAGACGGCACAACAGGCTTCGGTAATCTCAGTGCCTTACGGGCTGCACTTTCCGGTAAGGCATCCGCCAGGTCATTACGAACCAGCCACCAGCACAGTTCCGGCATTGTCACAACGTGACTGTCATCAAAACCGAGATCCCGACGCACGACAGACAACACCCAGCGGGCACAGTTATCCGTTGCCATTGATTCCAGCCGTTCCGTGAATTGATCGCGCAGCTGGTTATCGCAGTGCCAGCACAGACGGATTGCGCCCGGAGCATGTCGCATTGTGGTCATGTTCTCGCTGTGCCAGTCGGAATGAGGCCACTGACAGCCTTTTTCACGAAGTAACCAGCTTTCAAGACATTCCACGCCACCAGCACGACGGATCACTGCCTCATTACGGAACACGGCCCGAACGGCAGGATCATCCGCCAGTGGTTGTGATGCCGCCGGAACGGCACCACTGGCAAAAGATGAATAACGTTCCGGCTCAGGCTCCAGCAGGACACGCCCCTGCATAAACAGGGGCATCAGCTCTGAACCAGGCCTGAACAATACGATCCCCATACGCGGGGCAATTTCAGGGGTCAGTAGTGCTCTCACGATCACCTCAATGAACGGTATCGAGCAGCTTTAACAGCTCAGGGAATCGGGATTCGAAGAAATGCGGCTGCGTCTCGCGCGGATTTGCAGGACTGGTGATGTTCTTGCCGAACATGCAGCCTTTCGCCGTCAGCGACCAGAATTTTTTGATGTTGTTAATCGCGGTACGGCTGTATCGTTCGCGTTGTTCAACGATCCCCAGCTTCACCATCTGGTGATATGCCTGATTAGCCGTCAGGCGGATACCATACTGTTTCAGCAGTGCACTCAGTGACAGCGTGGGACGGCTTGAGCCATCAGTCGCGTCAGCAGGAGCATCAATGGCATAGCGCGGTGCCAGATTCGGTAAGCCAACAGCCTCCTGGAGTTTCTGACAGGCACCAAGCACTGAAGAGTTAGACAGGTTTAATTCCCGGCGCATAAAGTCCAGCAGAATCACGCCAGCCTGCATCTTGTCAGCAGCCTGTCCGGATAACTTTTCCGGCGCGCTGGTTACCATATCGAAAGTACGGATCACCTTCAGATGGAATGACGGGCTGATCCACATTGCATAGGCATACACCAGTTCCTTACAGACATACGTTCCCCGTTCATTTCCCCCATGAATCACACTCACCGGGTCAACACCCAAATTCTGGGTGTTGATTAATTCATGAACAAGATCAACAGTTTGTTGGCTGGAAAGAAACTTTCCTGGCTCCTTGGTTCTGGCATTTGCACCAGATGCTACTGCTGCGCGATGCAGATCGTTCAGGCTGTAACGCTCATAAGCATCACGACGAACTTCAATACCATCAATGACCATCAGATTATTCATACTTCGTTTCTCCTCTTAATCAGGCAGCTGCACCCGCCGTTTTCTCGTACTTACTGATAGTGATCTCGACCTTCCCTTCCGGGATAACCGGTCCCCACTCCACCAGCATTCTTTTCACCTGACTGTCGTCTTCCCACACCCCCGCGTGGGTCAGGGCGTCAAACAGCGCCTTGTTATAGTTGTCCAGATCGCGGATCCTGTTATCCGGAGGAAACAACACGATCTCCACTGAAGCAGGTGCCGACGTTGGTTTCGGCAGACGACGTAACTGCTCAACTATTGCTGCGCACGCCGCGCTCTGGAATTTTCGCCCCGCCGCGCTTATCAGGCTCTTACCAGCAAACGCCCCTTTGTTGGGGTGTCGCCAGTACGTGTTCACGCTGGGCGGAAAAGGCAGGATCAGCTTCATACTTTCAGGCCCCTCTCATGTAACCAGTGGGTTGCACGCAGCCTTGCGTTTTCCTCACCGGCAAGCAGTGAGCGGATAATCCCGACCGCCTCGCTGTCGTCGTCCTTCACCGCGGTATGAAGCGTGATGCCCCGGGCCACGCCACGCTTTATCGTGATGACGCCTTTTTTCTCCAGTGCGCGAAGATGCTCCACCGCTGCATTCACTGAACGGTATCCCAGCATGGTTGCCACCTCCTGATTGGTTGGCGGGAAGCCACGTTCTTTCTGATAAGAAATCAGCATATCCAGCACCTGCTGCTGGCATTGAGTTAACGTCGTCATGCCGCCATCTCCCTGACCAGTTTTTCTGCCTGCTGGCGAACCTGCGCCAGAAAGGCCTCACCACATGCCTCAAGTTCATAGCGCCCGATGTAGCTGATTGCCGGTCCCTTCCAGGTCTTGTCGAAAACAGCAATAGCACCAGCGAAGAAAGCGCCTGTCGGCACCTGCTTCTCATCCTTCGGGATAAACCAGGCAGGCAGTTCAAAACCAATACGCCCGCGAATAAAAGCAATATGATCTGCATCTTCCGGCCACCACACTTCGCTGGTGGCAGCTTTGATCAGGAAAACATAGCGCCCGCCTTTATCACGCATGGCACTGGCATGCTTCATGATGTAACGCATGCCGGTGATGTATTGCCCCTCATGCTGACTGGCGCGGCTGTATGGGGGATTACCAAAGGCAGCACCTTTAAGCTCCGCAAGGCATTCTGACCAGTCATGCGCCAGCGCGTTGTCTTCCGCCGTGTAATACGCAGCACATTTGGCGTTATCACCGTCAGTAAACAGATCCAGAACAAACGGGCCAAACAGAGTGTTAATTCCCCAGAAAATGTTGTCCGGCGTGCGCCACTGATCGCCCACTTCCTTCAGTTCATGGGCTGGTTTGTTCCGCAGTTCCGCCAGCGCCTGGCAATATTTATTACTCATTAAGCCCCCACGTAATTCCCTGAGAGATACCACTCTTCACCTGATGCAGCCCGCTTACTGCTTTTCCGTAAACACCGTTCACGACGCGCCAGAAAATTGTTTCGTTCTGGCTGGGAGTGGCTTTCACGGAATGCCGCCATCCACACCGTTGCAGCACGACGGTATAAGCCCCTGGACTCCAGTTCTTCCGCCTGGCGGGTCAGGCACAAAATCACCCGCGGGTCGTTAGTGCCGACATAGAAATTGCGCACAGGTCTGGTTTCACGAACTGGTTGTGGTTCCGGATCCTGCGCTCTCTCAGTCAGGCGCGGGAAATGTCTGTGTGTATCTCCTTCACAACGGTGAGCCACACGCCCACTCTGACGTAACTTGCTTGCTGACTGCAGAACGCGCTGCCGTGAGTAACCTGCAAAAGCATCCGCAATGTCTCCGGAAGTACAGCCCGGATGGGCTTCAATGAATTTCTGAACGTCATTCAAAAGACTCATGATCACCCCCTGAATCCTGCCGGGATCTGGCTGTAGTCCACGTTGTCGTAACTGGCTTTGAAGTACGGGTCTTCACGTTTTTCTGTGTGCGTGCTGACGGACGGCGATAAGCGCAGGGAAAGCTCATCCCATTTTTCCCGCAACTTCGACGGGCTGAGCACGTTACGGCACCAGAACGGATCGCGGCTGACGCGGCTGTACATCTCGCAGATTTGTTTGTGAGTACGACCATCCTGCACACACATCAGGCGAATTTCGTTTGCCCATGCTGTCCAGTTCGGTTCTTTGGGACGAACCACCTCGCCGTCACATTCGGCGGCCTGCTCGTACAGGGCAATGATTTTTTTCCAGAGCCACTGTGCGCAGGTCAAATCATCCTGCGTTCCCCACTGGCGCTTTTTAGGGCTGAATACAACCGCATCAGGATGGCGAGTTAAAAAATCCTGTTCAGCCGTCTGCGTGTCCGGTTGCGAAGCGTCCGGACGAGAAGGTTTTTTATCTGACGGATCATGTTTTGATTTTACTGACGGATCCCCGCCAGATTCTGACGGGTGAAAACCCGCTTTTTTGCCAGATTTCGACGCATCAAATTTTGACGGGTCAGATTTTGATGCGTCAGATTTTGACGGGTCAGAATCTGACAGTTGAGAAAATGCCGCTGCCTGAAGCTTCGCAACGTTAAGCTGATAAACATTCGACGCATTGCGGTTACCCTGGCGACGCGCCTTACGCGTTAACCAGCCTTCTGCTTCCAGCCGTGCGATAGCCGTCCTGACGGTACTCATCCCCGCGCCAATCTGACGGGCAATAGTTTCAATTGATGGCCAGCACACACCTTCGTCATTACTGAAATCAGCCAGGCGGGCCATAATTGCCACGCTGGATAATTTCATGCCTGATGCAGCGCAACCATCCCATACATAGCCGGTTAATTTAGTGCTCATGACCGACCTCTATTTCCCTGAATTTACGACGAAACTGTTCGAGCGGGCTGAAGCACTCATGCTCATAGCCTTCGCGGAGGTAGATAACTCGTTGTGTTTCCGGCTCCCAACGAATGACTCTGACGGGCACTCCGTAGTGATCTTTGAACCAGCGGTTAACTTGTCGCAAAGGACTGTCTCCTTCTGCCGGTTGAAATCACCCACAGCCCACTCAGCAAAGCTGTGGGTTACAATTTCCCTGTCACCTGGTACATTAACTGCATAGCAATACTCCACCTTCGCTTTTCCACCCGGTACAGGAAGCGCAATCAGTTGCGAGCGACGGTAGTGTGTTGTTAAACTGTTCATGCGTTAGTTTCTCCACAGTCACGACACGCCACGGCGCCCGGAGCTGCACACTCGCGGGCGTCATTACTTTCTGAAATGCAAAAGATTTTGTAGACCAGTGCTGCATGCTCCTGCAGCTTCGAAATTGAGAGATACAGCTCGTCGTTAATTGCTGTCTTCTCATGCGGTTCCACCACACCGTCTTCGATTGCCGAACGAATCTGTCTGGAATAACTGCCAATTTGTTCAATGACTTCCAGCAGGCGCTGGTTAATATCGGCGTTGTCCACATCCTCGACGTCAGGAAGAGACACAAAGACGCCATTTGCAGACTGCGCCACAGCGTCAGCAATGAAGTGAGTTCCACCAGCACGTTGCAAAATCATTGCCCATCCCAGCGGGAAAATCTGATCGCCATCGGCACGAAGGCGGTTAAATAATGCGTTTTCTGTTACATCCAGCCAGTCAGCTGCTTCAGCGTAACCACCCGGCAACGCTGCGATAGTTTTTCTGACAGCTTTCACGTACCACTCAGGCTGTTTTTCTACTTTCCAGTGATGCTTACCCACGGTTAGCCTCATCGTTCTGTGGTTTCTGTTAATCGATTTATCCATTAGATTTTTCATAAAGCTCAGGTTTAAATGGCAACCGTCCGCAAGTTCTATATGCAGCTTCTGCTGCACGTCCTTTTGGAATTAACTGGCCCGGACGGTTTCGCCACTGATAAACGGCTTCAGTTGTTATGCCGAAAAAAGCAGCAACTTTCTCAATACTGCCGAAGTAGCTTTCGATATCGTCAGTTGTCATACGCCCTCCAAGCTAAGTTTTATTAGATGCTAATTACAAATCTATCTTTGGTCAATAAAAACTAAGATTACTTAGCAATTAAAGAAATGGTGCTCCTATGGAAACGGTTGGTCAGCGTATAAAAGCTCTGAGAAGAGTTACCGGAACGTCCCAGAAAGAATTGGGTAAATTTTGTGGAGTAAGCGACGTTGCTGTGGGGTACTGGGAGAAAGACATCAATACCCCTGGTGGGGAAGCACTTTCGAAATTAGCGAAGTTCTTCAATACGTCAATAGATTACATTCTTTATGGTGCTGAGTTTGAAGGCAAACTCGTCACAAACATGCGCAGAGTTCCTGTAATATCGTGGGTTCAGGCTGGGCAGTTTACTGAGTGCAGGGCAGCAGAAGTGTTTAGTGAAGTGGACAAGTGGGTAGATACATCATTAAAGATTGGTGATAACTCATTTGCATTAGAGGTTAAAGGTGACTCCATGACTAACCCTAATGGCCTCCCAACAATACCAGAAGGCGCAACAGTGATTGTAGATCCAGATGCAGAACCTCGTCATGGAAAAATAGTCATCGCTCGACTTGATGGAACAAACGAAGCTACAGTAAAAAAATTAGTCATCGATGGCCCTCAAAAGTTTTTAGTGCCATTAAATCCTCGGTATCCCAACATCCCTATCAATGGTAATTGCCTTATCATTGGTGTAGTCAAAGGAGTTCAATACGAACTCTAAGACCTCTCTTCTCTAACTAAGGCACCGAACTAAGAAAAGTTTGGTGTTTTCTCTTGCCACAATAACTAAGTTAAGTTAGATTTTATATCAAAGATAACGAACAGGCAGGACGCCCACGAAGTAGCCGCCTGGGGCATATGAAGTCCAGGATGATTCGTTAGCAACAAAAAAGCGCCCTACAGGACGCTTAGCTCTTTAACAATCTGGTCCCCATCAACAAGTAACTGATAACTTGAGGAGATGTGAAATGCACAAAACAGAACCCAAAATCGTCGCGCCTGGCTACACAGATGAGGAAATTTATGAGTGGATGACAAAGAAGCTGGCAGCTATAAACCAGCTTCGTGAAGTGCTGTCTTATCGACAGGAAACAATAGACTCCTTAAAAAAACTGGATCAGGAAATCACGGTTTTATCACAGGATGTTACTTTAGATATTGTGCAGACAAATTAGGATCCCATTCATTTTCGTCAAAATCATCAAAGTGATGAATTTGTGATCTCCAGTCTCGATAATCTAAAAATTTCTGGGCGGTTACGCTTATTTTATCAAGTGTGAGTTCATCCTGAATTGAAAGAAGAAGTTCATCAAATTTCATCTCATTAATCTGTTTTGGCATCCAGTGATGCTTCATCAGAATAAGGTGAACCAGAGCCTTTTTCCCATTCAACTGATTATAGGGAGTGCCGAATTTCTTCCGGTGCTCATGTAAGACAAGGTCCAAAAGAGTAAGTAATGTTGCCCTTGATTCAACTTTGCTTATTTCGACTGATGACACTACCCCACTGATTTCAATGCCCCGATACTTTCCAACATTTTCACAGTGGGATTTGTACAGCGTATAGATATTACCGGACATTTCTTTTCCTTTTGCGTTGTTGGGGATAACCAGATTAACCGAATCCTTGTTGTTGGGGAATAACTAGGTCCACCTCGCCTGATGTGGCTAAAAGCAGGCACATAACAGCTAAGTATTTTCAACCAGAGAGAATCCTTAGCGTTGTGGTGAATGCGGCTCAGCGCACGCGGGTTAAGGTTGAGGCTGACAGTCGACCTTCTGTGGATACCCACCCGCCTGGTGTGCAACCTTCGCCAGGCACCGGGAGGCACCCGGCACCACAACTTTATGCTGTGTGTAGTCTTGGCGGTACCAGCTTGTACCCTTGCTTCCGGCTGGTACCGTCCTTTTTACAAAACAGAGAAGAGCATCACCGGACGACGGGCTCATAACCCAATCCATCCGGGCGGCAGTCACCGCAGGTGTTCTTCTCTGTTTTGTGGAGAAACTAACCGACCTTGCAGGGTCGATATGATGAGGAGCAGCAAAATGGCTAGCGAACGCAGTACTGATGTGCAGGCATTTATCGGGGAGCTGGACGGCGGCGTATTTGAAACCAAAATCGGCGCAGTTCTCAGTGAAGTCGCTTCCGGTGTGATGAACACGAAAACCAAAGGTAAGGTCTCGCTCAACCTGGAAATCGAACCGTTTGATGAGAACCGAGTGAAAATCAAACACAAACTCTCATATGTTCGCCCGACTAACCGCGGGAAAATTTCCGAAGAAGACACCACCGAAACGCCGATGTATGTCAATCGCGGTGGTCGCCTGACTATTCTGCAGGAAGACCAGGGACAGTTACTGACTCTTGCCGGTGAACCTGACGGAAAACTCCGCGCAGCAGGTCGTTAATATCGTTTTTAATTAACTGATTATTTATCTCATCACTGAATATCTTTATATAGTGAGGACTTATTATGTCTCAGAACTTAGACGCAACCGCAATTAATCAAATCCATGCCCTTATTTCTGCTCAGGGTGTTAATGAAATTATCAGTAAGATTGGTGCCGATGCTGTGGCATTGCCTGAGAATTTCCGCATTCATGATCTGGAAAAATTTAATTTAAATCGCTTCCGTTTCCGTGGTGCGCTTTCCACTGCCAGCATCGATGACTTTACCCGTTATTCTAAAGATCTTGCAGATGAAGGCACCCGCTGCTTTATCGATGCTGATAATATGCGTGCCGTCAGTGTGCTTAACCTGGGTACTATTGATGAACCAGGTCACGCAGATAACACCGCCACACTCAAACTGAAAAAGACAGCACCGTTCTCTGCTCTGTTGTCTGTTAACGGCGAGCGTAACTCCCAGAAGTCACTAGCAGAATGGATTGAAGACTGGGCCGACTATCTTGTGGGCTTTGATGCTAATGGTGACGCTATTCAGGCAACAAAAGCGGCTGCGGCTGTCCGTAAAATCACGATTGAAGCAAACCAGACCGCTGATTTTGAAGATAATGACTTCAGCGGCAAACGCTCCCTGATGGAGTCTGTCGAAGCGAAGACCAAAGACATTATGCCAGTGGCATTTGAATTTAAATGCGTTCCGTTTGAAGGTCTGAAAGAACGTCCGTTTAAATTACGCCTCAGTATTATCACTGGCGATCGTCCTGTACTGGTTCTGCGCATTATTCAGCTGGAGGCGGTGCAGGAAGAAATGGCTAACGAATTTCGTGATCTGCTTGTTGAGAAATTCAAGGACAGCAAAGTAGAAACCTTTATTGGTACTTTCACCGCCTGATTTCATTACTGCAAATGCCCCTGCGGGGGCATTTATGGAAACGTAATTTACTCAATAATCGCCGGATGGTGAGGGATTCTTTTTGCCAGAATTCAGCGCGGTGCAGCGCATATACGTGGAGAACAAAATGTCATTTATTAAAACTTTTTCCGGGAAGCATTTTTATTATGACAGGATAAATAAAGACGACATCGATATTAACGATATCGCGGTTTCCCTTTCAAATATCTGTCGCTTTGCCGGTCATCTTTCGCACTTCTACAGCGTCGCCCAACATGCGGTTCTTTGCAGCCAGCTGGTGCCGCAGGAATTTGCTTTTGAAGCGTTAATGCATGATGCAACAGAAGCGTATTGCCAGGACATTCCCGCACCACTGAAACGCCTTCTTCCTGACTATAAACAAATGGAAGAAAAAATAGACGCCGTAATCCGTGAGAAATACGGGTTACCCCCAGTTATGAGTACGCCCGTGAAATATGCCGATCTCATCATGCTGGCAACCGAACGCCGCGATCTCGGGCTTGATGATGGCTCTTTCTGGCCTGTACTGGAAGGTATCCCGGCAACAGAGATGTTCAACGTGATTCCACTGGCACCGGGCCATGCCTACGGGATGTTTATGGAACGCTTTAACGAGTTATCGGAGTTACGCAAATGCGCATGAATGTTTTCGAAATGGAAGGGTTTCTTCGTGGGAGATGTGTACCGCGAGATCTGAAAGTAAATGAAACAGATGCTGAATACCTGGTGCGTAAATTCGATGCGCTTGAAGCTAAATGTGCAGCACAGGAAAACAAAGTAATACCAGTGTCAACTGAACTGCCACCAGCAAATGAAAGTGTTTTGTTATTCGATGCTAACGGAGAAGGCTGGCTAATTGGCTGGCGTTCTCTCTGGTACACCTGGGGACAAAAAGAAACCGGAGAATGGCAGTGGACATTTCAGGTCGGGGACCTTGAAAACGTCAATATCACTCACTGGGCAGTAATGCCAAAAGCACCGGAGGCTGGAGCATAATGACCACTTTTACCGACAAAGAACTGATTAAAGAAATTAAAGAGCGTATCAGCAGCCTTGACGTGCGAGACGATATTGAGCGCCGTGCTTATGAAATCGCACTCCTATCTCTGGAAGTAGAACCAGATGAACGCGAAGCTTATGAATTATTCATGGAAAAGCGTTTCGGTGACTTAGTAGATCGTCGGAGAGCAAAAAACGGCGATAACGAATACATGGCATGGGATATGACTCTCGGTTGGATCGTCTGGCAGCAACGAGCTGGTATCCATTTTTCAACAATGTCACAGCAAGAGGTGAAATAATGGAGCCATACAGCCTCACACTCGATGAGGCCTGTCATTTTCTCAAGATATCCAGACCGACTGCCATTAACTGGATACGCACAGGGCGTCTTCAGGCAACACGCAAAGATCCCACTAAGAATAAATCTCCTTACCTCACAACACGACAAGCCTGCATTGCGGCTCTTCAGTCTCCGCTGCATACTGTCCAGGTGAGCGCGGGTGATGGCATAACAGAGGAAAGAAAATGTCACTCTTCCGCAGAGGTGAAATATGGTACGCCAGTTTCACATTGCCGAACGGTAAAAGATTTAAACAGTCTCTTGGAACAAAGGACAAAAGGCAGGCGACAGAACTCCATGACAAGCTAAAGGCTGAAGCATGGCGGGTCAGCAAACTTGGTGAAATACCTGATATAACGTTCGAGGAAGCGTGTGTCAGGTGGCTTGAAGAGAAAGCACATAAAAAATCACTGGACGATGACAAAAGCCGGATCGGATTCTGGCTTCAACATTTCGCAGGAATGCAACTAAGAGACATTACTGAATCAAAAATTTATTCAGCAATGCAGAAAATGACGAACCGGCGTCATGAGGAAAACTGGAAACTCAGGGCAGAAGCATGCAGAAAAAAAGGGAAACCTGTTCCAGAATACACGCCAAAACCAGCGTCCGTTGCAACGAAGGCTACGCATCTTTCATTTATAAAGGCCCTACTAAGAGCCGCAGAGCGTGAATGGAAAATGCTGGATAAGGCACCAATTATTAAAGTGCCTCAACCAAAGAATAAACGGATCCGCTGGCTGGAGCCCCATGAAGCACAAAGGCTGATTGATGAATGTCCGGAGCCATTAAAGTCTGTTGTTGAATTTGCACTGGCAACAGGCTTAAGACGCTCGAACATCATCAACCTTGAATGGCAACAAATAGATATGCAGCGCCGGGTGGCATGGATAAACCCGGAAGAGAGTAAATCAAACCGCGCAATCGGCGTTGCGCTGAATGATACTGCATGTCGCGTTTTGAAAAAACAAATCGGGAATCATCACCGTTGGGTATTTGTGTACAAGGAAAGCTGTACCAAACCAGACGGAACGAAAGCGCCAACAGTAAGGAAGATGCGGTATGACGCAAACACAGCCTGGAAAGCGGCGCTGAGACGGGCTGGTATTGATGATTTCAGATTTCACGACTTGAGACACACCTGGGCAAGTTGGCTGGTTCAAGCCGGAGTCCCGTTGTCAGTGTTACAGGAAATGGGAGGCTGGGAGTCTATCGAAATGGTTCGTCGATATGCTCACCTTGCACCTAATCACCTTACCGAACACGCACGGCAAATAGACTCGATCCTGAACCCATCGGTCCCAAATTTGTCCCAGTCAAAAAATAAGGAAGGTACTAATGATGTGTAACTTATTGATTTAAATGGTGCCGATAATAGGAGTCGAACCTACGACCTTCGCATTACGAATCTGTAGCACCAATCATAACTATCTGTTTTAGCAAGCATTAACCGCATTCACTAAGCTATAGTTGATGGCACAAACAGAAAGTTGATGCATGATGTTGTCATGTATATGTCACAAATACGGCACAACGATCTTCAAACATGTAGCCACACATCCACAGAAGAGCACAAAGCCTTGCAATCAAGTGCAAAGCTTTGTGTACCAGAGTTTTTCCTCATCAACTAACACAAGTATCGATCGATTGAGACTTGGATGATAGACTTCATGCCTTTCAGAACTCATTGATTACATAAATGTTAAAGCTATTTGCAAAGTACACCTCGATTGGTGTGCTGAACACACTTATACACTGGGTGGTTTTTGGTGTATGTATCTATGCCGCGCATACCAATCAGGCTCTGGCAAACTTCGCAGGTTTTGTTGTGGCTGTGAGTTTTAGCTTCTTCGCGAATGCAAAATTCACATTCAAAGCATCAACTACAACGATGCGCTACATGTTATATGTCGGGTTCATGGGAACACTGAGTGCAACTGTTGGATGGGCTGCTGATAGATGTTCACTTCCTCCAATTGTCACTCTTGTCACCTTCTCCGCCATCAGCCTGGTGTGCGGTTTCGTCTATTCAAAGTTCATTGTCTTTAGGAATTCAAAATGAAAATTTCGCTTGTTGTTCCGGTCTTCAATGAGGAGGCCGCAATACCAATCTTCTACAAAACGGTGCGAGAATTCGACAAGTTAAAGCAGTATGAAGTTGAAATAGTTTTCATCAATGATGGCAGTAAAGACGCAACAGAATCAATTATCAACGCGCTTGCGATGTCAGATCCTCTTGTAGTTTCACTGTCATTCACAAGGAATTTTGGTAAAGAGCCAGCTTTGTTTGCTGGACTTGAACATGCAACTGGCAATGCAGTAATACCTATAGATGTTGATCTTCAGGACCCAATCGAGGTTATCCCGCACCTGATAGAGAAATGGCAGTCAGGATCTGACATGGTTCTTGCTAAGCGATCAGAACGTTCTACTGATAGTCTATTAAAGCGGAAAACAGCGGAGTGGTTCTACAAACTACATAACAAAATCAGCAATCCAAAGATTGAGGAAAATGTTGGTGATTTTCGGCTGATGAGCCGCGATGTTGTCGAAAACATAAAGAGAATGCCAGAACGAAACCTGTTCATGAAAGGCGTGTTGAGTTGGGTTGGTGGCAAGACAGACGTCGTTGAATATGTCCGTGCTGAACGTGTTGCGGGAGATTCAAAGTTCAATGGCTGGAAATTATGGAACCTAGCACTTGAAGGTATTACCAGCTTTTCAACTTTTCCTCTCAAAATATGGACATATATAGGTTTGTTCGTCGCCGGTACAGCGTTCACGTATGGCTCGTGGATGATTATTGATACGTTAGCATTTGGTAACCCCGTTAGAGGTTATCCGTCAATTCTGGTATCGATTCTTTTCCTTGGAGGCATCCAACTTATTGGAATCGGTATTCTTGGTGAATATGTTGGCCGTATATATATAGAAACAAAAAAACGACAAAATAATTTTTTACTGAATAAAAATGAAATTTAAAAAAACAAAAAACCCCGAATACCATGAGGAAAATGGTTTATCATTTAT